GTTAATAACGACCATATATGTGACGCGTATATGCCAATGCGATTTAATGAAAATGACAAATTTGAAACATTAGATACACAAATATTGAATAATGTAGAACAGTCCATTATCAAATTTGATTATAATAGACTTCCGATTTAATCACAAACAAACAACGAACACATATTATTTGCCTCTGTATTTACAAGAGGCTTCTGAAATAATCTTGTAATCATTCCATCATCCCTGAAACGTACTGTATAATCTTGTTGAATATGATTTCTTCCAATGCGTCCCATAGCTTGTAATGTTTTTTGTGGAGTCATTTTTGTTAGGTCCTTACCAATAAACCCATGACAGAACTGATAATTTGTTCCATAAATATAATCACTCGACGCAATAATAATAAATAGTTTCTGTTCTTCGGCAAGACGTTTCATGATTTCCATATAATTAATATTTGGATTCTCAATAAACATACCAATACCCAATAGTAGTAATACTTTAAGATGATTACTAATATTTAACTGCATAATTTCTTTTGATGTAACATCATCAATATTAGATACAAATGCGTTTTCATGAATTTCTCCATCAGGAGACCATATATTCTGATGTGGGCGTGTATTCGGCACGTACATAGCATCTAATGAGACCAGTTTAATTTCCTTTCTTAATTTTTTAATTTCATTGTCAAATTCTTGTGATTCTTTACATAATCGACCACTTTCTCTGACTGTTTTTGATTCGTCATAATTGCTATTCTTTGTTTCTTTAGATAATATTTCACCTTCTAAGAATTCGATTCGCTTAATCAATCCATCATTCTTTGTAATTCTGGATAAAATCGTTTCAAATACAGATGGTTGTATATTTGTTTGTTGAATATAAAACTTACCAATTTTATCTACGTCGTCTGCCAGGAAAATAGTAGGTCCATCTGTTAATGTGTAAGCATCTGAAGTTGTAATGGAAATACCATTCGACCCCGATTTAGATGTTTCAAATTTCATTGTTCGCACGCTTTGTAAGTATTTATATATTTTACTCCATTCGTCTTCATCAATCTGAAATAATAAGTCGAGATAATACTCTTTTAATTTATTCATGGTAATGTTTGTGATATTTCCTGTAAAATAGTTGTCAATCGTGTAATCGTCATCTATTAGGTTTTGGGAATTAACATACTCAATAAATTTGATAATTTCACGTAAATCAAAATATCGCAGAAGAGTTTTATTCGATTCACAGTAACGAGCACATCTTATCATCTCAGAATGTTCTTCATATAGATAATGTGGTAAAGCACAATATCCTGACTTATCAAGAATAGAAATCGATTTACGGCAATCATAGCTGGTAATTGTATGTACTTCCGCATTTTCAAATGTAGCTTGAAAATCATGAAATACTGGCAATAACTCTTCTTGTGTTGGTAATGTAGCACATGACAAAACCAATGTGGGAATCTTGTTATTTACCCAGTTGGAATGAATAGTAGAATGTAATTCATGTTCTTCATAATCCATTGTAATCGTGGGTTCATCCCAATAAGTAATAATATTGTCTGCATCATTAAACGCTAACATATAATGCATTGCTGTAATATAGGACTGAACGTCGCATATCATAATTTCTACGTTGGTTCCCACGCTATTATCAACTTTGCCAATTCCACCTGAACGCCAATTACGTGTATAATCTACTGCTGAGAAATAATGTAACCTGATGTCAGATGCGGTATCACATCCAAATGCGAATGCGACTTTCTTTTCCATTGTAATAGCAGCTTTAGCCAGAGCCAGACCAATGTGACGAGCAACACATACAAATATAATTCTGTAGTTTTCAGAAAGACCAATAGGTGTGAGAGTTTTACCAGTTCCTGTAGGAGCAGTATATAATACCAATTTAGGAACAAATCCATCTGATTGGGGTCTACACATATTATAGATTTGTTTCTGATGTTGGAATAGTGTTTTGTCTTCATATTTCAAAAGATGTGGATTTTTTTCAATAAATTCATATGCGTTTGTAATGATTTCACTGGTCTTGGTAAATGAATTCACATAGCTGATAATTTTGTCCATAATATCAACAAAATGAGTATTCAATCCTGGGATAGTAGCTTTTCTTATTTGTAGAAGAGTATATAAATAGAATGAATATTTTGGTTTTCGTTTGTATACATGTTTAAGTAAATTATGTATCATTTCATGTAATACGTATTCGAATATGTATTTTTTATTTTCGTTTATTTTTAATTCGAGATTTTCAATACGTAGTTTGTCAATACTTTTCATTGTTTTCAACTTTCCACCAGATCCTGGAAACTCAATATTAAGTAATTGGGGCGCATTTTTGCCATATTTTTGTATAGTTTCTTTTAAGTGAGCTTCAAAATATCTTTGAAATAATAATAATTCTGTACCAGTGTTCTGTTCTATTTTTACAAATGAGAACAATGATTGTTGAGAATTGGTATGTATATTAACATCGTGATACCCTTTTTTTATCATTTGTAAAATTTCCTTTTCCTGGGAAGAAACAGGTATTTCAATTGATTCCCATTCAGATTTTACTAATTTGCGTTGAGAGAGATCCATTTTCGTTAGGTCTTATTATAAGTTACATATGGTTGTGTCATAGGTTTTTAATCAATTTTCTGGAAAAAATATAGAAATACGAATACATCTATAATAAAATGTTTAATGGACTTTTCCAAAAAACGCATAAAAAATTATCATTTGAAGACATGCAACATATTATAGCTAATCCGAAAGAATATGTCATTATAAATACATTACTATCAAACGAACAACATTGTTTGATTAAAAATACAATTTCTTATCAAACTGAGGAGAAAGCGATTAACGAATATTTAAATCAATACGATTTTACACCCAAATTCATAATATACGGTAAAAACGCAAATGACGATAGTATAGAAAAAAAAGCGAAACAATTATCTGGCTTGGGATTTCCAGATGTGTATTTATATGTAGGTGGGCTGTTTGAATGGTTATTGCTTCAAGATGTATATGGAGATGATGAATTTCCAACGACAAGTAAATATCTGGATATACTTTTCTATAAACCTATATCAATGCTGTAATTATGCTGTTTCATTGGGTTCAACAACATCTGTTAATTCAACCACTTTAGGTTCTTCTTTTACCTTATCAGGGTCGGCATAATTATATTGGACCTTATCTTTTAAGTAGGCGGAATAGAAAATGTTAGTTTCAGTATTAGCTAATCCATAAACATCAACTAATTTACCGACCAAGAATAATAGATTTGTCACAAATACGGTGGTTGTCTTACTATCATAGTAATTATCATATATGGTAAACCCACTATAAACTGAATTTGCTAAGTAGAAAATGGCAGCCATATAACATGACATTTGATAAGACCCATCTAAATTTAATATCACTTTTCTTTTCTTTTCAGGTAAAAGTAATAAGGCTTCTCCAACAGCATCGTTATCTGATGGGAATTCCTTATTTACTTCTAAATAAGAAATCATTTTATTTTCACGACGAAGTTCAATAACATACATCATGAAAAACGCAACGAATGTGGCAAGATTTACAGATATGTTACCTACATGCATCGCATCGGTTTTGCTTGTCATTTGTGAAAAACTACAAAGTTCTTCACCGCACTTTTGGGGAACAAAAAACAAGAGCAATGTACCCATAAAAACACGGTACATTTCTAATGTAAACGTCACATAAGAACCTGTTTTTTGTTTAAAGTCTTGATCACCCATTGTTTCCTGAATTTCTTTCAATTCACTAACAAAAGATTGCCATTTAGATTTAGTAGGTTCTTCGGTTGACTTTACCGATACGGTAATTTCTTCATTTTCGGTTATGGGTACTGTTTCCATAATTGTATATAATAATCGCATATTTTTATCTGTATAAAAAATTGAAAATGGATGTATAACGTATCTCTTGTAAAATTATATTAAGATTATCTATATCTGTCTTCTAAAATGTGTCAACCCGTTATTATTTCTATTGAAGGAAACATTGGTGCTGGAAAAACCACCATCGTACAAGAGCTCCATAAGCGTTTTCAAAACAAAAAAAACATAATTTTTGTAAAAGAACCTGTAGATATTTGGGAAACAATTACAGATAATGACGGTGAAACCATTTTACAAAAATTTTACGCAGAACCTTCTAAATACGCATTCCAATTTCAAGTTATGGCACTCACCACTCGTTTAACGTTGATACGTGATACGATTCGTAATAATCCGAATTGTGATATGTTAATATGTGAACGCTCAATTGATGCAGATAAAGAAATATTCGCGAAAATGTTACATGACGATGGGTTAATCACTGATTTAGACTATAAAATTTATTGTTTAATGGCAAACGAACACGCAAAAGATTTCAATGTAGCAGGGCATATATACATTAATGCTGATGCGGATGTTTGTTTTAAACGAATTCATAAACGTTCAAGAGATGGAGAAGCTGGAATAGAATTATCCTATCTTGAAAAATGTAAAAAGTATCATGATGAATGGCTTGGAAAGTATGAACGTTGGGATTGTAATAACAATACTACAAACTCAACCAAAGTATTGGACTTGTTGACAAATGAAGACGCATCCTATATAGATAATAATACCAATGACCCTGGAATTCAGTGGATTTCACAAATAGAACAATTTATTCAAAATATTATTATTCAAAATGAATCTGTAAACGTATTGCCTCCCCCTACTAATTCTCCTTATTCTGATTCACCCTAATATGCTAATTAAATTTTACAACTATTTTCACATCTTCTTTTTTTATTGTTTTACATGCCGAAACTGATAGTTCTTCGCGGCGTTTTCGCGTTTTAGAATTCGTAGTTTCCATTTTATCATTTGTTGTATTATCCAATGTAGCACGTTTTTTTGTAGTGACATTACGTTTATTCATATCAGTTTCAATAGTTTCATAGTTATTTTTAATGTAATCTACGATTTTATTCTCAATCGCCCATTTAAAAAAATTCAATTGACCTATCGTTGTTTCCATGAGTTGGTTTTCATTGTAAGGTATAGAAATTCTGTCCCAACGACAAAATGGGTCAAACCTTTTTTTTGAATAGGCTTTCAATTTTAATTTATAGTCATTATACACTTTAAATCTTGTATTTGAATGATTTTCACCCATTGATTGTGATAATTCATAGACTGTATAATATTTCTTAGCAAAATTCGTTACAAACCAATCTACAATTCTGAGAGATATTTCGGATTCACCGTTAATAATTTTCATCATTTTTTCCAGATTACCATGTTTATTATAAAATTCCATCAAATTACTTAATAATAATGCGTTTTGGGTGTTTAATGCGTTCGAACGATACATATTTAGTATTTTACTATTAATGTTTTTTTGTATTTATACGATTTATAGATAAATATATATTTTTAGTATACTTATGGAACCAATTACATTATTCGCAATATACACTTCTGGACTTATCATTGGAGGCGTTGGACTCGGATATTATTTAGAAAGCCGTTCAAAATATTATTATCAGAAATTACAACAATATGTAGATGATAATTTTAGATTACATTTTTGATTGACATTTCAAAATAGTATAAAAATAATCTGGTACTATTTGTAATGTCTTATCTACAAACACTCTGGGATATATTTGAGCGATTTTTATACTCTGAATATGAACGAGATTCAGAGTTAGATATTCCATTACAAACCGACTCTGATTCTGATTCTGATTCTGATTCTGATTCTGAAATTATTGATATTCAAAATATGAGTAGTAACGATACAATTGATACTCGATATCTTCAATTTGTATAAATAACCTAAATCCTCACACCATTTGGGATAACGTATAAAAATAAAAAGAACTGTATATAGTCTTTTTATTTTTAACAAAATGCTATGTTTCTACGGGTGATTTTATAACCGTTAAATGGAAGGACATAGTTATACACATCACTATTATCTTCACTACTATCAGATGAACTACAATCATATATCATTTCATTCTTAGTATTTTTTTCAGAAAAAGGATAATTATTTTCTATTTCATAATAGTCACAATCGTCTAATCCATCAAACAATACACGTTCAAAATACGCAAATATAAACTCAAAACACTTTAACATTTTACTATATATTTATCATGACCTAATTTTAAGTTATTTACTTTTGTAATATTCTAATGATTTTAGTTGAATTTATAAAAATAAGGAAATAGTTTAACTAATGAATCCTGTTTTTTTAATATGTGGTAAAACACTTTGTATACGTAGATTGAAACAAACCGATTTACAGCACGCATATTATGAAGTTATGAGTTTATTATCCGAGATTGACCGAACTATATTGAGAACCCGAGAGATATTAGACAACTTGGAAAATGAATATATCTATTTTGTAATTGAAGATTTAAATACACACATGATTATTGGTACCGGCACAGTCATTATTAGTAATAATTCTACACAATTGAGCCAAGTAGGACATATTGAAAATATTATGATACGTCAGGATTATCACGACATAGGATTGGGTGATATAATATTTCAACATTTGAAGTATTATTGTCTGAATACGAAACATTGTATAAAGGTTATCACCAATTGCGACCATAATATATAATTTCCTATTCACAATCTATCAATTTATAATCCAAATCAAAACATGCCACTATACAATCGTCGTTTTGGCATTTATCTAATAAATTCGTGTTCTCCAAAAAGAGCGAAATTGTTGTATTGAAAAATGTGTTCTCGTCTATGTTGTTTTGTTCTTGCATACATGACCCGTGTTTCGTCCATTCGTGTTCCCATAATGTACTATCACACGCATGCCAATACGCATTCATATCGGTCAATAATTTACCAGTGGGTTTTACATACGACACTTTTTTACAGTTTTCAGGGTAGGCTGTACTATTTATTTGCGGCCAAAGTCCGTGAATCATATAATCGGTACTACACCATTTTTGGACTGCCAACTCATAATAGTTATAAATGTTGGTTGAATCTACCACACTTATACTTGCTAATATAGTTATTAGTTTTGAGAACATTATATATATTGTTTTGATAAATTATATGACATACAAAAAAATAAAGGAGATGTCTCCACCCCCATTTATTTTTCTGCTTTTGTTTGAATTATAGTTTTGTCACGGAAAATACATACTGGTTTAGGTAATAATTGGCTGGATAACGAGCAGGGTCATTACATTCCGCACCATTTAATCGGTCAGTAATTTGATGACGACCAGTTTTTAGCGATTTAGCACAACTTTTAATGGAATCAAATCTGTTTATTAACCTCGATTTTGTATCATATTGGAAAACTGGGGTTCCAATGTGATAATTTTGTTTCCATTTAAACTTATCTCCGCGAAATAGAACCCCATATACAACCTTTCCATTCACATATGTAAATCTACACTCTCGGAAAAACTGGCGGTTCTCACACATACCCTCTATAACATTTCCATTCGGATATGTAAGTTTACAATATCCGACGACACTGGGTCCATTCTCATACACCCCGATGTGTCCGCTTGTATATGTTATTTTACACTCTCCAGTCCAGCCATTTTTATACATCCCTTCTATCTTGTACCCATCAATAGATGTGAGTTTACAATGTCCGATAAACTCACCATTTTCACGGACACCCTCTAATGTGTCTCCTGGTTCGATATGTTCGGATTCGTTATCGTTCAAATATGTGTATTTACACTGTCCTGTGAACTCACCCTTTTCATGGACCCCCTCTATTGTATCTCCATTAAAGTACGTACATAAAGTGTTATTTGAATCAGGAATATCATGTATGATTTTTGGAGTTGATTTTAACGACTCTCTACACGCAGGACAATTAAAATCGTTGATTTGTTTATCATGCCATGTAGAAATACACTCCGTATGAAATATATGTCCGCAATTTGTAGTAATCGTATCTGTTTGTACATTCATCGGACATAGACATACCATACAGTCGTCATAAGTGATAATTTGGTTATCGGATGATTCCATATTTTGGTTATTATTGTAAAATTAGTTACCTTATTTAAGTATATAATTTTATTTTCAATTTTCTAATTCAATATATGTGCGTCTAATTCGGGTATGGTATTTTCATCATAATTCGTAAAACAATTTACATGTGTAACACTTAACGAATGCTTCTCTTTTGGATTAATCTCCTTTACATAATCACGAACACGTAATGTATATGACATGTGGACGTGGAAATTATTTATGTTACAAATGATGATATTCAAAAATAACCCGCTATATCCAGTAATGTAATATTCTATGTCTATTTTTTTAGTTTCAAAAATCATATTCGCCATCACTTGTAATAAACGAAATTTGATATCTAAATATTGATTTTTCTTCTCAAAACGTGTCATTTTCATACATCTTGTTGCTAATTGGTCCAATTCTTGCTCGGAAAAGGGTATATTACAATGTTTATGTTTGAAATAGATGAATTTCAGTAAATAATGACATACACAATCAGATAAACGACGAATCGGTGATGTAAAATGACAATATTCAGGCATTCCTACCAAATCGTGTGATTCTACGTTAGCCATATAATCAGCACGAATACCATTCGTTATTATTTCTTGTAACAATTCTTCGCCGGATATTTCATTATACACAGTTTGTAACCATTCACTCGCATTACAAGTTCTAAAAATACCCGTGTTTAAATTGATTTTTAAATATTCACCTACAAAAGAGTTCGCGAAAATGGCAAATTCCGCAATCATTTGCTTCATCAATCTTTCTTGTTGCGTATCTTCGTATAAATAGACGTGATTATCTTCATATATTGGGTATGCGGTGGAAACTTCATTTAACTTGATTCCTTTTGTTTTTAATGAACGTCTCGCTTTCAATGTTTCACTTATTTTTAATCCTATAGTAAACGCATTCATTTCGTCGCAAACGACCGACGCACTATTATAACTAAATGCGTTCTCCTTTTTTACAAAAATGGTGGTAAATAATAATTTGATTTCGTTAATAGGTTCATAGGTGGTTGAATTAATTTCAGATAATACTGTAATCGCATTTTTAGTATTACCTTCTTGTGTTCCTTGTAAGCTTGATAATTCCAACACTTGGTCGGGCATCATGTGAATTGGGGCACGATTTGATGGATATTTGGTTGTTGTTCTCTTCACAATGTCATTCCATAAATTAGAATTTAAATCAATGTATTCAGTCGGATCCGCAATATGGATTGCGAAATATAGTTTATTGTTTTCACTATATACAGAAAATGCATCATCCGCATCTTTACAGCCGATTGGGTCTATACTATACGTTTCATATGAGGTCATATCTACACGTTCAGATTGTGTAATAGAATAAGAGTGATTATTGGATATATTACTCGTAAGTATTTCATCGCTGGAAACATCCCTTTTAATTCCATATTTTGGTTCAACTATGTTTGTATAATTATCTTCATAAACTTGATTATTCATTGTGTACTATCAATATACTTATTATGTTAGTGTCTAATTATATACTTTTTTCATTATAACACAAATCTTGTTTTGAGAAAAGACATAAAGTATTTTCTACATATAATATAATATTGAATAAGTAATGGGGTTTACAGATAAAATGTGTCATGATGTTGCTAACCAAATTATAAATGATATATTTTTAGTAAAATATATACCGACTATCAATTTGAATAATACTTGGTATGAAAACTTAAATAAATTTTTTGTAACAGAATGGGACCGTCTTCAAGAAAGTGAAGATACACAAAGTCAATTTACAGAAGATGAAGAACATATGATTATAGTTGAGGCAATGCAAATTTTATTGGATAAATTAGACGTGGATGAAGACGAATTTGAAGACCACGAACAACACGTAGATTGGATGAGATTCGATGACATCATAGGACACTACGTTTGTTATGTAAAATAATTTATAGTGTTGAAAAATTATATAAACACAATTCTATATACAATATTGTAAAATAAGACAATGGATAAAGACCTTCGTATCAGTGAACTTGAAGAAAGGGTAGCTCAATTAGAAGCAGAATTGCTATCTACTAAGGAGCATTTGAAACGGTATACGGCTCCGGAAAGTAGAAAAGAGTATTATCAAAATAATAAAGAAGCTATAAAGGAACGTGTCAAAAAACATCAGGAAGAAACGAACTATAAGGCTGATTATAAACCGACTTCGGAACAAAAAAAGAAATGGGCTCGGACCGCATATTTAAAAAAAAAGGAGAAATTAGCTCAAGAGAAGAAGGAGAATATTTAGGATTATATAGTTATTTTATAAAAAACTATATAAAAAGAAATCTACGTATAATATATCAAGATGACAAAATGTTCGGCAATTGATAGAAATTTGAAAGGTTGCCGATGCAATGCTATAAATGATACCAGTTTTTGTAAAAAACACGATTATATGGTTGATTATACAGAAGAAATGTTGTCAAATTTACAGATTTGTTCGGGTTGTAAAAAGTCATATTATATACCAGATGGTAAGACCTGCTCGTCTTGTCGTAATAGGGGAAAACAAAACAAGCAAATCTCCCGCGAAAACGTAGTATTATGTGCTAACGATAAATGCGTATTCAAACGTTCAGACGAAAACAAATATTGTCAGAAACATCAACTTTGTATATTTGTGGATGATACCGTAGATATGGGTAAGAAAGTATGTAAAAATTATGTTCGTGGTTGTCGTTCTCAACTTGATTTAGATTATCAGTATACACGTTGCCAATCCTGTTTGGAAAAGGAAAGAGAACAAGAACGTAATCGTAGAGCGAACGCGAAAAATACTACACATACGGATACACATCAAACTTGTACGACGTGTTGTCAAGAGTTGGAAAATAGTTTATTTGTTGGCGTTAATGGTGGGAATACAAAGACGTGTAAAAATTGTAGAGAAAATAACCGCATTCAAGACCAAAAGCGCGATAAAGAACATCGCAATGAATTAGCTCGTATTGCCGAACAGAAACCAGAACGTAAAGAAGTAAAACAACAATGGAACGAAAATAATTATGAAAAGGTTGCTATGAAGAGTATGAATTACCGACAACGCCAAATTGAAACAGACGTAGAAGGGTATTTGAATAAAAATTCAGAAAATGCGAAACAGTGGAGGGAAAATAACCCAGAAAAAAATAAAGAAAATAATAAATCGCGGTTAGAAAATATCAAAATACATTATTCTAATTACATTCGGTGTGCGGGAGACAAAAACTTGGATTTTGAAATATCCCAGGAAGAATTCAATAAAATTGTAAAGGAACCATGCCATTATTGCAACATTATTCAAGAACGCGGTTTCAATGGTGTTGATAGATTGGATTCAAATATAGGGTATGTGATTAATAATTGCGTGAGTTGCTGTAAGACGTGTAACTACATGAAATGTTCGTTGTCTGCCGACGTATTTTTGAAACGCATAGAACATATTTTGACATATAATAATAAAATCAATGGACGTTATTTTTCTGAAGAATTTTGTGATACTGACGCAGCACCTTATAATACGTATAAAACACGTGCGAACAACAAATCATTACCATTTGAATTAACAAAAGATGAATATGATGGTATTGTAAATTCACAATGTTATTTATGTGGTAGGAAATCGTACGAAAAACATAAAAATGGTATTGACCGCATTAATAATAATTTGGGGTATATAATGAGTAATGTGAAATCTTGTTGTGGCAGTTGTAATTATGTTAAAAAAGATATGGAATTAGACGAATTATTCAATAAAATGACCGAAATATTTATGAAATGTAAAATTAAAGTGGAAACAACCACGATTATATGTAAAACACATAAACCATCAAAAAATATTGTAAAAAATACAAACAAAAAAACACCTGAAGAAATACGCGAGAATGCGCGTATTAGAAAACAACAACAGCGTGAACGGTTGAAAGAAAAATATGGTGACGATGAATATAAAAAACAGAAGGCAAAAGAGATTGCTGATTACAGGAAATCAAAGAAAGAAACTAACAATTAGATTGATTATTGTGTATAATAAAAACATTATAGTTTTTATTATAATTTTTATGGAGATTCAAAACCAACATGGTAATTGAATAACTATTTTACATTTTTTATTTATTTTTTGTGTTTTATAATTTTGTTTTTGTGGGAAAACCCTTTTTATTAAAATACTTTGTAGGTCACAGTCTAGTTACTATACGCTACGCCAGCCATACCGGACATAACACGGAGAACATTGTAGTTAACAGCATAGACACGGACCTTGGCAGTGGCAACACCTGAGACGGCACCGGCAGAAAGGACAAGTTGCATAACAGCGTTGTCAATTCTGGAGAAGTTACATGAACCGGAAGGTTGGTGTTCCTCAGGGCGAAGACCGAATGAGTAGACGTTGATACCTGAATCAGGGGCACGTGTGTGGTGTTGGAAAGGTTGGACGGTGTCAAAGTATGAACCCTCACGTTCGGAGAATCTGTCTTGACCGTTAAGTTGGAGCTTAGCGGTGACAACTGGGTTCTCACCCCAACAATGCATGTCAAGGGCAGTTTCGGCAAGGACGAATGAACCGGCATCGGAAAGACCTTGTGCGGTAGTTGATACAACAGCAGCGTTACCAACACCGTCTTCAGTCATATCGGCAAGGTCCTTGTCAATACCACCGTATGCGGCAATGTCGTTAGGAAGGGAATCAATGGCATCAGTGTAGTTGAAAGGTTGGGCTCCTTGGGTAGCGTGAAGGGTGGTACCGGCAATTAAGGAATCACAGTAGTCAACGTTAGCATCAGGTTGGACGACCCAGATAAGCTCCTTACATGGGTGGTTGAAGTTGAGCTTGATCTTGTTGGATGATGAACCGACGGACTCGTCACCAGTGAATTGGACTTGTTCGATAAGGTACTCGTGAGGGTTTTGTGCCATCTTTCTACGTTCATCGGTATCAAGGAAGATATAATCAACGTAAAGGGAAGCAGCAACAAGTGATTGTTGGTAAGCTTGGGTGACGGAAGCAGAAGCAGCATCGGAAGCATCAGGGTTAACAGCGAAAAGACATTCACCGATAGGACGGAAGTCAATGTTGATCTTGACCTCGTGGTATTGAAGAGCAATTAAAGGAAGGGCAAGTCCTGGGTTGCGGCAAAACCAGAATTGAAGAGGAACATAAAGAGTGGTCTCTGGAAGTGCGTTTCTTGGAGCACATACTTGGTTAGGGGCACTTGAAGCGGCACATGGACCAGCAACATCGGCACGACCAGCGGCGGCAATGTAAGTAAGTTGGGTGGTGTGACCGATCATCTTGTGGTAACCAGATTCTTGCTCTTTGGAAAGGGTAAGTTGGTTCCAGATGTGCATCCAGTCACCATATTGACGGTCAATACGTTGTCCACCAACCTCGACCTCAACTTGGGCGATGAGTTGCTCGCCAATGAAATCTAACCAACGGGCAGAAACACCGTTGGTACTATTGTTCTTCATGGATTGGTTGATCTCAGGAAGAGTGACTTGAAGATAGGTACGGTAAGCAAGATCACCGTTACGGCTGATGGTACAGGTGACACGGCGACCGAAATCGGCTTGACCGGAGAAGGTCTGCTCGATGGACTCCATGGCAAAGTTGGTGTGGCGTCTGTATGACACCTTCCAGAAAGTGATTTCAGGGGTTCCGGTAAGGAAAACGTCTTGTGCGCCGTAGGCGACTAATTGCATTAAACCTCCAGCCATTGTATGGAATTTATATATTCTACAAAGAAAAAAATCTGGGAAAAAATCGCATTAATTCAATTAAAAAATTATTATTGCTAAAAATCTACCTATTATTGTAAATAAATGCTCTATTTATTAGCAATATTTCCCAAATAACGTAAGTTTAGAATCCCCCATTAAATTACAATTGTAATGATTTAACTACAGTTGTAAATATCCTAAATATATTTGTATCACTTGGTAAATCTTCTCAAATTATTTATGTTTTATATACACATATATGACTTATAATTGACTGCTTATACCCAGTACATTAGTGCTATTTGTTAATAAAAAATTTTCTAAATAGTCTTCTTGGAATATTTCCCGCTTATTTTCGTGTTTTTTCGTGAAAATATAAGAGTCCTTCGATTTACGGATACTCCAACCTTCTTCTAAAGCATTTGTTAAAAACATCATCTTTTGAAATACAGGCTTTTCTATTTTTATATTTTGAGGCAAATCTATGAAAGTTGTTTCGCTATTTTTAGTATTCATTATACACTTTCTAAATACCCTATTCTTCTGATATTTACGAATTTTTCGCCTGCTAATGTATAGTAATCATATCATGTCAGAACAATACATGGAACCTACTAAACACGAATTTATATGCAAAGAACATAAAGTTCACGAAAAAGAAGTTCCGCTATCTCCAGCAAGATATAAATGTAAAAAATGTAAAAAAAAGAAAATTCACGGGTATAGTAATCCAGACCACGTATGTAATCCTTTTGGATATTTGTATTTAGCACCGACTATATGTCTTGATTGTGCTACAAAAACGAAAAAATGTATGTGGTGCTAAAAATTGATTGTTTTCATTAGATGATTGGTTAATATATACTACTTTCCAATATGATTTATTACATTATCGCAGCATACACATTAGCTACATTATGGTTTTCTACACATTGTAGTGATTGTTATTTTTCAAAAACACATTATATTATCATAGAAGAACATAATCATAGTTTACCTATTATCAAACCAATGCCAAACCCTATTACAAACACTAAAAAATATTATGACACATGCCCGGCTGTGTTATAATATATGCGATTCATTCATTTTTCATATCTGTATTCTCGTGTGTTACTACTTCTTAGTTGCACGGCGTGTATTTTTTTTTGCTCCCCCCTTTGTTCTCTTGGTCTTTCTACGTTTTTTTGATTTCTTGCCGCCTCCAAATAAATTAGGTGAGTATATTGCGGTCGTTGCTGAAGGACCAAAATAACCAGCTATAGTATTAGGTCTAACTGAACCAGGTGCTAAAAAATTCATATCCAACATTGCTCTAAATCCGGAAGGTCTATCTCCCATAGCACCTATACGAATATTAGTAGGGTTATAATTAGCTGCAGTTCTATATCCTCCATTTATAAATACACTATTTTCTTCTTGTGCTCTATCACCTTTGCCTTTTCGTGATGCTATTGATATTAATTGATTGAAATTTTCTTTAAATAAATCCTGAAAAACACCGGCTCTCGGTTGTGATTTATCTTGATTATATCGCGTATTCCATAAGTTCATAATTTTGGTCGATAAAGCATTCATTGTATTTGATGCTGATAATAGTTCTTTACCATTTTTAAGATAAAATGTTTCACGATATGGTTCTGCCTTGATACCATCTATCAAGTAATCAAATTCTAAAAGTACACGTTGTTTATCATGATTGATAAATGTGCTATAATAATTAGGTGTATTCGTTTGAATCATAATATCAATTGTGCTTGGAAATTCGTTATTCGTAGTGTTTATTTGTTTCATAGTACAACTACCAAGACCACCCATCGCATCTATATACTGAGGAGTAGAACATACAGCATTATGTAAAAAATTAAGATATCGGGATTTTTTAATTGCGTTATTAATAATACTGTTACTGTTAGGAGCGTTATTCAAATTGTTAATAAATTCTGTAGGAGACAATTGTTGATAATTATTTGTCCCTCTATTATTATTCCATAAATCCGGAATATTAATTATGCGTGCAAATAACTTATCATCTATACCAGATAAATTATCACCATTTGAAATACCATTTATTATGTCTGTTTGTATATTAAAAATCGTATAATTTATGTTACCGTTACTATCGAGCTCATCGGGATAACTTACATTACTATTCACATCTGAAAGCCCCAGATTGAACAAACCATTAAACGCTACTTCGCTACATAATAAGTTAATCACAGATTTCATTTGAGGAGATATTTTTTGGTTTTTTTTACCGGACTCTTCTGACTCACTTTGTTTTGAGAAATGCCTGTTTACATCTTCGTAAAAATTAAAAATATGAGCGTCAATTTGTTCTTGTATACCTTGATTGGTTTTTAATATGGTATTATATCGTCGATTGGTGCTAGGTGGTAATTGTTTTATAGTACTATCTAATTTTGTTAAACGTTTTATTAGTTGGTTTCTCTTTACTGTCATTGTTTTTAAATTTGGGTCAATTTGTATTAGGTCGGTTTTATTAAAAGCACCACCTAACATTTTTTTTTTTATTTTTTTTCCAAAACCAGTTTGATTGTTGGGTAATGGACACATTTCATTTAACATAGTATCAATATTATTGACAAATGTGTCAGATAATTTTATTATAAAGTCATATTTATTCACCTTTGGATTAATTTGCGGACAATGAAGCACAATCAACAAATATTTCATCAGTATTTGTTTTAAATAATGGCTATTTAAAATAGCATACTCGTTTGTATATTCACGTTGTAAAAAGAAGGTATAAGTACCTTTTATTATTTGATGAACGGTTTTATTTACAAATTTTAAATATTCTACGTTTAGTTCATTGTTTTCATCACCGACCATATTTAATGCTTCGTATATTTCTGTGGATTTTATATCACGTAGGTTATCATTTTCTACTTTATCATCTATAATCGCATCTAATACATTTTGTATATTGTCATTTTGAACAACCTGTTTGTTAGGTGCTTCAAAAACGGTTTGCGTTTGAGGTTCATATGGCTCATATGATAAATTTGGACCGGTTAATGGACCGGCTACTAATGTAGCACCATCACCATCACCATCACCATCACCATCACCATCACCGCCAGTATGTGTTTTACCTTTACCTGTTTGTTGTTGTAGTTGTAGTATACGCCTTTTTTTAATATCATCCATATTGGT